GCGGCAAGTAGGCAGATGCAAGTCACCGTCACACTGGCAGAAGCACGCTATGCGCCGGTCAGCTACAACACGTTCGGGGTGGGACCGTTTAGCGCAACGGCCACAGTGGAGGAGGGGGAGAACCCCGCGGAGGTGATGGCAGAGCTTCACGGAGTGTTGCTCGACGCGGCTCGCAAGGAGTTCAAACGGGCGATTGAGGCGTATGCCAAGACACTCGACTACAACGATCGGGTTGTGAGGGAGTTCATGGAGCGGAGGAAGTACAATGGCTCGTAGACTCCCCAGTGGTGAGCCGGTCTCGCGCGTACGCGCACGCGTGGGTATGCATACGCGTACGCGCGCGTTTGTAAGTAATACTTACGATCCTTCCTTGGTTGAAGAAAAGAACAACCACTACGCGCGCGCGAAGCGCGCGCACGCGGGCGAAGCCCGCGTAAGTGGTAGTTGTTCTTCCTTGGAACCAATGCTGAAGTTGGTATGGAACAAACCAGAAGTTCCAACTGAACAACAAGAAGCCGTTGCAGCTTGGGCCAGACAACTACCACGTAAGCACCGTCCACCAACCGATGGGGGACTGCAACGCAAGAAGGTTGCAGACGAGTTGTCTGCCATGCTGGAGAGTGACGAGTGGGAACAAGCTCGCCCCGTTCACTTGGTTGAACTCTACTGCCTCCTTCACGAGAACGTGTACGGGGTTGAAGCGCTTGACCTACGAGGGCAACTCAACCGTCAAGCTTGTGCTCGAATGGTACTGACCATGTTGCGGCGGGACTTCGATGACGAGGTGCCTGCGTTGGTGGACTACATGCGGTGGAGTTGGCAACGGGAGGAGTCCCGCGAGGAGTGGAGACGTCGCAACAATACCGGCAGACGGAGGCTGACTTGGCGCATCCAGTTTGGGGGTGAGTTGCTGACCGAGTTTCTCATGCAACGGGTCAAACACGGGTGACCGCAATACGTATTGCGGCGGAGGCCCCACAAGGGGCAATTGCTGGCGCTACGTTGGCCGTAGAACGCGACTTGGAGGCAACAATGGGTTACCACGGCATGAAGGTCGGTGGGCTTGATGGAAGGCTGTTTACAGTGTTTGCCCCTCCGTGGTGGAAGGTGCATCTGTGGGTATGGTGGTTCTGGCGCACAATGGTGGAGCGATACCTTCGCAAGCTCTTGCGTCGTTGGTGGAAGCCGGGGGGGTTAGAGACAGGGGTTGTTGAGTTGAGGGTGGGGGCAACTGCGTTCCCCGTTAGGGTGTACAGGGACGTGACTACTTGGCTTGTTTGGTCCCCCCCTCCGCCCCGTCCAACCATGATGGGCAAGATGGACGAAAGGCCGGATGAAGCATTGCCACCTAACAGCAACGTGCATCCCAATGAAAGGGGCTTGTGATGGGTCGTAGGCTTGTGAATGAGGAGCCCGAGGGGGCTCCCAAGGTGAACATCCGGTTCGACACGGTGAACGAGCAAGTTGTGCTTGCGGTTGCGTTGATGCACCCAACCATCCGTCACGGACTAGTGCGTAGGTTTCGTGACAGTGTGCCATTCGTGGAGCGAACCCACGTTGCGTTGTGGGAAGTTGTGGTCGCCATGGCAGGGGACAACTTGGAGTTCGACCCTGCAACGGTGCAGAGCTATGGAGATGACGAGCTTGCGGACTATGCCGTCCAACTTGTCTCCTTGCGGCCCGACGTACCCCCCAACCTTGAGCACCACGTTCGAGCGTTGGAGTGGAGCATGCAGCGCTATCAGGCTGTGAATGGTCCCCTCGCGGAGTTGATTCTCCAACTGCGTGACCCCCATACGCCCAAAGAAGCTGTTGTCGAGTCCGCTAGGCGCTTGTCAACGGCCTTTACCAACGGACAGAGTGGGGTCATCTATGACACTTCCGCGGTCATCACAGAGCAGATGGGGGACTTGCACAAGCGTGCAAAGGGTAGGGCAATCTATCCTTACGGCATTGACGGCCTCGACGTTGATTCCGAGACCAACGACCCCCGCATCATTCCCGGAGCCGCGCCTAAGCGAATCACCCTCATAACGGGGGTGAGTGGGAGTGGCAAGTCAACGGTCACTGACCGCATCATCCTTGGGCAACTCGATCAGGATAGGAAGGTGTGCATTGGCGCATGGGAGATGAACCCCGGTGTGACGCTTGAGGTTCTGGCAACCATGCGGTGCGGACTGTCACGTACGGACGTCACCACTGGCAACCTGAAGCCTGAAGACTTGAGACTACTCCGCAACGCTATGGAGGAGTTCAGGGAGCGAATCAAGTTCATCAAACTTCCCAACCTCGCTGGACTGAAGCGTAACAATCTGCATCAAGTGGACTCGATGATCGATGCTGTGGAGGAGTCTGGGGCCGAGGTGTTCGTGGCAGATCTCCTCCGCAAGGGGTTCCTGTCTCACGACCCGGAGGCGGAGGAGCTAGCGCTCAACCACATACAAGAACGCATCGAGAACAGCGACGTTCACGCGTTGGTCGTTCAACAGCAACGCATGAAGGACATTGAGATGAGGCAGGACAAGCGTCCCACGCGTGAGGGCGTGAAGGGAACTAGTGCATGGGTGGAGATTGCGGACACCGTGCTAGGTGTCCACCGTGATGCTCAGTGGAAGAACGTTGAGGACTCCTCGCTTGAGATTGACATTCTCAAACAACGATACGGTGTCTGGCCCCTTGCCGTGCGCTTCAAGTGGGACCCCGTGTATGCCACCTTGAGTGACGGGGTGTCGGTGCCCTACGACATAGCGTTGTCCCAGGAGGTGAACATGGGCGGAGCGGTTGCCAAAGTGTTTGCTAGGCGAAAGAGGTGATTGTAATGCAAGTAGACGTTCCCCGGCTCCTGAATGCGTTACGCATCAGAGATGCCATCTACCGTCACAAGGAATGGTGGGCTCGATGCCCCTTCCCCGGTCACAAGGAGACCGAGCCTAGCTGGTCAATTCACGACGAGGTGGGAGCCTCCAACCACGGATATCACAAGTGCTTTGGGTGCAAGCAAGGTGGGGGACCAGTCGATCTCGTCGTGGCGCGGATAGGGCTGAGTAGGCCAGGAGCCACTCGGTGGTTGCACGAGCAAGGGCTTGTCCTAGGTAAGGCATTGGGAGCCATTGACGAGTTGAGTGTGGTGGTAGGGAGTAGGGCTAGGAAGCTCCCTAAGCTACCTCCTAGTGTGACCATTGCCCCTTACGAGGACTGGCCCGGACTTGCACGCAAGTACCTAGACCGGCGAGGCATCCCGCCACAATACGTATTGCGGTATCGGTTGGGCTATGCGGTTCAGGGCAAGCTCGAAGGACGCATAGTGCTCCCCGCGTGGGACACCCAAGGCAACGTCACCAACTACACCGCAAGGAGCTTCGTCAACTCCCCTAAGCGGTACCTGAACCCGGAACGGGCTGAGGGGTTCCCTCACAACGTTGCAGTGTTTGGGGAGCATCTGTGGCCTAGCCTACCTAAGGACGTTGTTTTCACCACGGAGGGGGCAATCAACGCGCTAGTGGTTGACGCTGTGATGGGGGGGACGTATGCGGTTGGTGCGGTGTTTGGTAGCAAGCTGCATCCCCCCCAAGTGCTCAAGCTCAGTAGGTTCAACAGCATAGTTCACGTTGCGGACCCCGACTACACTGGAGAGGAGTTCGCGAGCATAGTGCGTGATGCACTATGCCGAATCACTCAAGTGCAAGTGGTACACTTAAGCGGGGGGGATGCTGCGGACACCCCGCGAGAGGAGCTAAAGGAGGCATTGCATGCAGCGCTGTAACTTCAACGACCCCAAGGTTGCTGACTCGATGAGGTTCCGAATCCTCTCCTCGATCAAGGCATCAGGTGGCAGACTTGCCGTAGTTGCTAAGCAGATGGGTGTGAACAGGGTTACGATGTGGAGATGGGTGGAGCGCCTAGGACTGACTGAGGAGCTAGATGCCATTCGTGCGCAGAACCGAACCCCAGTGAAGGAGAAGGGGTTGGTCTGGCATATCCGCAACGACCCGGAGCGCGGTAGGGAGATGATGCGCGACATCATCTGGCGCAACGACGGCATCGTGGAGGCATGTGCTGTTGAGATGCGATGCTCCCGCCGAATGGCATACTACCGGATCGGGAAGCTCGGGCTCTTGGGGTTTGTGCACTCTGCC